TATGTTTATACTTCTGGTGTAGGTGGAACATTTAATAGAGCTGATCCAGTTCGTCCAGATAGTGCTCCAACTTTCTTTATAAGAGAAGATGGAGATATGGGATCTCTTTCTGGAGATTATTATTTCAATCTGGCAGTTTATGTTGGTAATCAAGGATGGCTTGAGTTAAAAGATATACCACAAACAGAATCTATATTCCGTAATACTGGTGGTCCTCCAGGTAATCAAGGTAATGTGGGTAATCCTGGACCTCCTGGACCTCCAGGTACAGATGGTGATGATGGAACTCCAGGTAATGAAGGTCCTCCTGGTCCTGCTTCCACAGTTGCAGGTCCACCAGGACCTCCAGGTCCAACTGGTCCTGTGCTTGGATTAGATATTTCAACTTCAGCACCAACTTCCCCTGCTCCAGTTGCTGGAGATTTGTGGTGGGAATCAGATACTGGACATTTATATGTTTATTATGATGATGGTGATAGTAGTCAATGGGTAGCAGTATCTCAAGGTCCTGCTGGTTCTCCAGGTCCTCCAGGTTCTGATGCTGCTGGTGCTGGTCCATTTGAAAGTCAATGGCATATGCCACTCTAAATAATAATAGGAATTAAAGTATTATGGCATCAATAGTAAACGCAGGTACAGGTAACTGGTCATACACTAATAGCACTGGTGGTAATGTCCGTGTTATAATTTCTTTCTTTTATAACAACACAGCATCACAGAGTAATAATGCTGGACTCACACAGACTATTGCTGGAGTATCTGTTGCTAGTGCTACTAGTGGAACTAATGCTTCTTTCGTTGGTTTTGGTAAGCATGTTACTTGGCGATCAACTAATAACTCTTATGGTTACAGTAGAAAGGGTATCGTTGGTAACACAAGTAATGGTGGTTTTATTGATGAGTTCTGGCTTGCTGATGGTCAGAGTGCCTCTGTAAGTGGTACTAATGGAAGCTATGCCCCAAAAGGATATAATATCGTAATCATTCCAGAAGGTAACTGATGGCAGCATTCGATTTTCCAAACAGTCCAAATACTGATGACACACATACAGAGAATGGTGTCACATGGAAGTATAATGGATATGCTTGGGATAGAGTAGAAACTGTTGCTCCTCCAGGACCTCCTGGTCCTCCAGGTCCTTCAGTTACTGGAAATCCTGGTCCTCCTGGTCCTGCTTCCACAGTTGCAGGTCCACCAGGACCTCCAGGTGAAGATGGAGATGATGGTACTCCTTCAACTGTAGCAGGTCCTCCTGGTCCTCCAGGTACTGATGGAACTTCTGGAGCAAGAAATTTTAATGTAACAGCTCCTAATGCAAGTGTTTATACTATAGATGGATCTAATAATCCAACTCTTGCGTTACTTAGAGGATTTACTTATACCTTTACGGTAAATGTGGCAGCATCACATCCATTTTGGATTAAAACGTCACAAACTACTGGAACTGGAAATGCATATACAGGTGGAATAACCAATAACGGACTTACATCAGGAGTACTTACTTTTAGTGTTCCTTATAACGCACCAGGTACTCTTTATTATATTTGCGAAAATCATAGTGCAATGACAGGAACCATCACAATAAGTGATGCTGGTCCTGAAGGTCCTCCAGGACCACCAGGACCACCAGGACAAGATTCTACTGTTGCTGGTCCTCCTGGTCCTCCAGGTCAAGATTCTACTGTAGCAGGACCACCAGGACCTCCAGGTGAAGATGGTGAAGATGGAACTCCTTCTACAACACCAGGACCTCCAGGTCCTCCAGGCCAAGATGGTGATGATGGTGAAGATGGAACACCTGGTACTCCAGGATCTCCAGGTGGTCAAGGTCCTGCTGGTGTTCCTTCAGGAGCAACTATGTTATTCTATCAATCCTCTGCTCCTACTGGATGGACTCAGGTAACATCACAAAATAACAAAGCACTTAGAGTTGTAAGTGGTTCTGGTGGTGGAACTGGTGGTAGTAGTTCATTTACTAGTGCTTTTGCTAGTAGGAGTTTAAGTGTTAGTGGATCTGGATCTGCTAGTGGAACTACTGGTAGTGATGGTGGAGAAAGTGTAAGTATTAGTGGATCGGTTAGTGGTAATTGTGGAGGAAGTCAATCAATATATTGGAATACTACTCAAGCTTGGTTAACCGTTGCTCAGATGCCATCTCACGATCACTCATATCATGCTCCTCTTGGAACTTCAGGTGGACAATATGGTATTCAAGATACTGGAAATGCTGGTTCTTCAGGAACTCCTAGTGTTGCTAGTAAGGGTGGCAGTGACTACCACACACATGCTATAATTATGCAATCCGTCAATGGTTCTAACTTCACTTTCAGTGATAGTTTTACTGCTTCTGGATCAACTAGTGATCACACTCACAGTTTCGAGGATACTAGCATATCTGTTAGTAGTTCAGGTTCTCTTGACTTGTCAGTTCAGTATATTGATGTTATAATATGCACAAAGAATTAATATAATGAAACTTGAGCAGGGAAAATTCTGCCCTTTAATTGGTAAGGATTGTATACAATTACAATGTGCTTGGTTTACTCAAGTTCGTGGTATGAATCCTAATACAGGAGAAGAAGTTGATGATTGGAGTTGTGCAGTTACTTGGTTGCCAACTCTAATGATTGAAAACTCACAGCAACAGAGACATACTAGTTCTGCTATTGAATCTTTTAGAAATGAAACTGTGAAATCGACTATGAAAGCACAAGAAATATATCAAAGAGAATTGGAATTAAAAGCCCAAGAAAGATTAATGCAATCTAGACAAATAAAAAATGTAACAGACATAGAACAATGAAAATTCAAGTTGTACCTCCCGATAAAACCATAGCTATTGATGGTGTTGCAGTACATCCTTGTACTCATGTTGATCTTTCATGGATTCCATCAGATGTTCATGGAATGTTTTTTGATACTGTTAAAGGAAAAGGTTTTATTGAATATGAAGAAGATGCTGTAGATGGAAATGGAGATAAAAAATGGCATGAGGAGATTACTGAAATTGGTATTTGGCAACAAGCAGTAACTGATCATGCGAATGAACAAACCCTTGCGGCTGCTGCATATGAGGCAGCAAGAAATCATTTACAGGAAGTAAAGGATTATAGAAATGCTTTATTGATGTGGTCTGATTGGACTCAAGGTAATGATTCCCCATTAAGTTCTAGTAAGAAAACTGAGTGGGCGACATATCGTCAGGAATTAAGAGATATTCCAGCAACCATAGCAGCAGATTCTAATTTAACAGCAAAAGCATTAGCAGACGATCATTCTCATTCTTCTTGGCCAACAAAACCTTCGTAATTAATTAAAATGAATATTATTGGTATACATGGTATCGATGGTTACGATGTTCATGATTCTGGTGCTACTTTATTTGTAGATGGAAAACATATTAGAAGTATATGTGAAGAGAGATTGTCAAGAAGAAAATATGAAGGAGATTTTCCATTTGGTTCTATAGATTATTGTCTAGGTGATATTAAGAAAGAAGATATTGATATAGTTGCTTTTGATCCACAGATAAACTTAATAGAAGAGAATAATAACCTTATTAGATCATTATTTCCCAATGCTAAATTATGGTTTGTAAGTCATCATTTATGTCATGCAGCATCTTCTATTTTTACTTCCCCATTTAATAGTGGTAGTTTTTTAACGATTGATGGTGCTGGTAGTGCCATATGGGATTTTGCTGATAGAAAAGCTGATTGTGTTGAGAGAAATAGTATAGGGTATTTTGATAAGAATAAGCGTATATTTAATTTTCATAAAATCAATATATCTGCAAAGAGATTTACTGTAGGTGCTGATAATCAACCTTGTGGTACTAATTGTGGTACTAATATATTTGGTGATTTTTATGGATCATTATCTAACTGGATATATGAACAGAAAGTTCGTATGATGGATAATATGGATTATGATAAACTTCCTGAAAAGTCTAAAATGAATGCTGAAGGGAAGGTAATGGGTTTATCTTCTTATGGAAAATTTGATATTGAAAGTATAGAGACTCCATATTTAAAATCTACAGAATATTCAAAAGAATTTCTTGGTTGTGACAATTATGAATTTGGTTATCCAATAGTTAATTTTTATTATCTCAATTTAATAACAAGGTATCTTGAATATAATAAATTTACTCCAGAACAATGTGCTTATTATTTACAAAAACACTATGAGGATGCTCTTACTTATTGGGTTAAAGAGTTAAGAAAGGATTATTTAACTGAAGATGTTTGTTTTGCTGGTGGATGTTTTTTAAATATTAGTGCTAATACTTTGCTTAAGCCCTTTTTTAAAAATATACATATTCCACCGTTTACTGATGATTCTGGTATTCATTTTGGGGCAGCAGCTTGGGCATCGTATAGATGTAAGGAGGTAATTCAAATACCTCATAACATTGCTCTTCTAGGTAAATCTTATACCGATAAGGATATTGAGGAAGCAATTGGTTTTAAAGATTTAAGAAATATTGGTGAGATTAAATATAACAAATATAAAGACTTTGATGAATTATGTGAAATAGTTACTAAACATCTTGAGGATAACAAAATTGTGGCATGGTTTCAAGGTAGATCGGAAGCAGGTCCAAGGGCATTAGGATCTAGATCTATTCTAATGAATCCTAGTAAGAAAGAGAATAAGGATATAATGAATAGTAGAGTTAAGCATAGAGAATATTGGAGACCTTTTGCTGGTATAACCTTAGAAGGTAGAGGATATGATTCACCATACATGTTATACTCAGAGCAAGTTTTAACTGATGATGTACCTGCTATTACGCATGAAGATAATACATGT